AACTTCAGACGGAACTATTCAACTTTCAAATATATCTGGCGCATACACATCAGGAACTGCAACAAGATTTTCTTTATTTAATGATACTAATAATCACTATGGATTGCATGTTGGTAATACTTACGATTTAAACTATAATGCCGGTGGTTCAACAGCAAGTGGAAAGGGAGAACATGTATTCCATACTGCCGCAGAAGAAAGAATGAGAATAGACGGTTCTGGTGATGTAACTATTGGTACCGACGGTACTGCCGCAGGATCAAACGCAAAATTTGAAGTTAAGAGCACAACCAGTGCAATTAATACTGCAACCATAAGACTAAATTCAGGAGGCACAACATCTGGTGCTATCGATACTGGTGCAACTGTTCTTTTTGCGGGTTCTATTGGAACTGGTGGTGAACGTGATTTTGCTTCAATATTTGGGGCTAAAGAAAACGGAACTGACAACAGTACTGCCACCTATTTGGCATTTGGAACAAGAGGATCTTCAGGCGGTGTTACTGAGCGAATGCGTATAAGTTCAACTGGTAATGTAAACATACAGGGTTCTATAACAAAAGGAAGTGGAACATTCACTATCCCCCATCCATTAGAAAATAAAAAAGAGACACATAAGCTTTCCCATTCATTTATTGAAGGACCACAATGTGATCTAATCTATCGTGGAAAAGTTAATCTTGTAGATGGTGCAGCTGCAGTTAATATAGATACAAACTCAGAAATGACTGAAGGAACATTTGTTGCGTTATGTCGTGACGTTCAATGCTTTACTACTAATGAAACTGGATGGACTGCGATTAAGGGATCCGTAACAGGAAATATTCTTAATATTATTGCACAAGAAAATACATGTACAGACACAATATCGTGGATGGTAGTTGGTGAAAGACAAGATGATAATATCAAACAATCAACCATTACAGATAATGACGGTAACTTAATTGTAGAACCTCTTATAGAACCTTAATATGATGAATCAGATTATCCAGAGTATCCTGCTACAGAATAAAATTGCATTTTAATCAAATATCAAGTATAATATAAAATACTAGTTTTAATTAATTTGACTTATATCATTTATTCCAAAACCAATTGTCCTTATTGCACAAAGGTCAAGAGTGTGTTAGAATTGACAGAGCAAAGAATGCAGTTCTTGAAACTGGTTGACAGTAATCCGATTTGAGTTTGATATATAATAAAAAATATTGACCTAAATGAATAAGACATTTTATTTTATGGCTGGACTACCCAGATCGGGTAGCACTTTGCTTTCGTCTATTCTAAATCAAAATCCAAGATTTTATTCTGGACCATCAAGTCCTGTGCTTGGTGCAATGTATACGATGGAGGAAAACTTTACTTCAAATGAACTCTATACTGGATATCCAAAACCAGATCAGATGAGAGAAATTATTGGTAGTATTCCTCATCATTTCTACAGTGATGTAGAGAAACCTGTTGTCTTTGATAAGAATCGTGCATGGACGGCAAGAGTGCCATATATTGAAGGATATATTGGACAACAGGCAAAGATTCTTGTTCCTGTTCGTCGGGTGGATGAGATTCTTACGTCTATTCTTTCAATGATTCATCGTAATCCTTTTCAAGAAGGTCAAGATAGAATTAATTTTGTTGATGAATACTTAGTGAAAACTAATACACCAATCAATGATTATAATCGATGTATGCATCTTTTAAATCCTGATGGTATTGTATATGAGTCACTGAATGCTGTTAAAGAAGGACTTGAGCAAAATATGCGTGACAAAATGCACTTTGTGGACTATAATGATATGATGAATAATCCTGAACAGGTTATGGAGGATATCTATGATTTCTTGGGAGAAGAATATTATGAACATACATTTGATGGTCTCTCTAATATTCATAGAGAGAATGATTTAAACACTTATGGACTGAGTGACATGCACGAAGTTCATTCTAAACTGGAGAAAACTTCTAGTTCTCCAGAGTCTATTCTGCCAACAGAGATCCTTGATCTTTATGAACAGAACAAACAATCACTTGAGTTTTGGAACTCTAAATAAAAAAGTAAAGGAAAATAACTAAAAAATGGCGATCCAATTTTCTAAAAATATTACAAATATCGGGGTTGTAAATTCTGGAGACAAAGATGTGGTATCTTATGTAGAATTTCAATTTATTTCCTATGATGATTCTAATCAGGAAAATACAACCATTCAATCTTTAGAAACATTTGAATTTGAAACTGATGGTAGAACATCTTCTTCTGATGGATGGGTAGCATATGCCAGTTTGGATGAAGCAACCATTGAAGGATGGTTAGGTTCCGAATTAACTGATACAGTAACATCAGTTCAAGTAAATCATAATTCATGGATTGATTCTGTTCTTAATCCTCCAGCACCTCCTACAATAACTAGAGCATTTCCTTGGTAATTTTATGGCAAAAATTAAATATTCTATATTTCATGTTCAAGGTGGGTTTGGAAAACATATTACCGCAACAGCAGTAGCCAAGTGCATTAAGAATAATCATCCAGACAGGCAACTTGTGGTTGTCTGTGTCTGGCCAGAAATATTTCAAAATCTTCCATTTGTTGATAGAGTATATCAACTTGGTAATACAAGTTATTTCTATCAGACTTATGTTGAAAATCAGGATTCATTAATTTTTCATAATGAACCTTATTTCACGACAGATCACATTCATAGGAAACTCCCTCTTGTAAAGACCTGGACAAAAATGTATGGTCTTGACTATAAAGGAGAGATGCCTAGTATTAAGTTCAATCCTTTACAACGAAAAATCGCCAAAGAATTTTGGACCAGTCGTGCTAATGGAAAACCTATTATGGTTATCCATACTAATGGTGGACTATATCAAGAGCAAAGACCTTATCTATGGGCAAGAGATATGCCCGTATCATTGGCACAAAGACTTGTAGATCATTACTCTGATGATTATCATATTTTTCAAGTTAAGAAGGCATCTAGTGAAGCACTAGATGGTGTAGAGGTCATTCAAGATCCCATGTCTAACATGGAACTTGTCAGTACAATTCTTTATAGTGATAAGAGAATTCTTATTGATAGTTCTCTACAACATGCTGCAACTGCACTCAAACTTCCTTCGGTAGTTCTTTGGAACGGAACTACTCCTAATGTGTTTGGGTGGGATATGCATACAAATATTCAGGCAGAAAAACCTGCTAACTTTAAACTTCCAAACAGTTATTTGTTTGACTTTGATTTTATCGGTGTGGAAGAAGAGTATCCATATGTTGATGAAGATGAAGAAATTTTTGACTTTGATAAAATTATAGAAGCAGTCGGATGAATGTTATTGGACTTTATGGTGCGATTGGTTGGAATGTTTTAATTTCTGATAATCCAAAACTTAGCAATCAGATGAATGAAAGTTGGACACACGGTGCTAGTGTGACCCTCTTTTCTCATGGAAATCATATTACAAGTATCAGTGAGGAACGACTTAGTGGTATTAAATATGACGGAAATTTTCCACGCAAATCAATAGAATACTGTTTATCTACAGGTAATCTTTCTAAAGAAGATATTGATGTTGTTATTGTTCCTTCAATGGCAAATCAAAACCTCTATAAAAATTACATTAATGGAACTCTAAAATCAAAACTTAAAAGATATTTTCCTAAAGCCAGAGTTGAGATGGTTTCACATCATCTCAGTCATGCATATTCATCTGCGTTCTCTTGTAATTATAATGAAGGAACATTTATTACTTTAGACAATGCTGGTTCTGTTTTGTTTGACACTGTGGGACAAATCTTTGCCTGTGAAAATCATTCATTTGGATATTTCAATAAGGAAAAAGGTATCTTCAGATATCATCCCGGTATTCCAATGACTAATAATCTTGGAAATTATTATTGGCAATGGGCACACAACATCTATTCTCAGATGGTGCAAAAACCAATTGAACTCACTGATCCAAAATATCGTGAAACATTCTGTGGTAAGGTGATGGGTCTTTCTGCTTATGGAAACATAAAAGAACTCAAGAAAGATTGGAGACTTCACTTTGAGGGAATTCCACAAGTAGCACTGGAGTCTTTACCCGGTCGTGACTTTAATTATGGTAATCTTTCTGCCGAAAATAAAGCAAAGCAACTTCAATATAACTTTGAAAATGCAATGCTTGAATGGATGAAGCAACTCAAAGAACAAGGATATATTGAGGATAATCTTTGCCTTGCCGGTGGTGTATTCCTTAATATCCTTGCAAACTCTGTTCTTCGTAAGAATGATATTGCCAAGAACATACATATCCCACCATTCCCTGATGATACCGGACTTTCATTCGGTGCCGCATGTTATGGTGTATTCAAGGCAAAGGAAAAGGTAACTCTTCCACATAACATCTCACTTCTCGGACGCACTTATAGTGATGAAGAGATTGAGGAAGCACTTGAAGGGATAGAGTATAAGAAGTTTGATACCTTTGAGGAACTATGTGATAATACTGTGAATGTTCTTGCCGAGAATAAGATTGTTGGTTGGTTCCAAAATCGTTCAGAGTTTGGACCAAGAGCACTTGGTTCTAGATCTATCCTTATGAATCCGACACCAAAGGAGAATAAGGCGACGATAAATACTCGCATCAAACATAGAGAGGAATGGCGTCCGTTCGCAGGTATTATGCTTGAGGAATATCAAGATGAATACTTCATGGATACATATCCGAATGAATATATGCTATACTCTTTGATTGTAAAACCACATCAAAGAAAGAAACTTGGTGCGATTACACACAAAGATTTCTCTTGTAGAATTCAAACTGTGAATAAGAAGTTGCATCCAGAAGTTACCATACTTCTACAAAAATATAATGAGAAGACTAAATGTCCTGTTCTTCTCAATACATCTTTCAATGATAATGATCAACCAATCGTAGAAACTCCAAAGGATGCGATTAAAACTTTTAAGAACATTGATTTGGATTATCTTGTGATTGGTAATTATTTTGTAGTAAAAAAGTAAATTTATGACTTATATCATTTATTCAAAAACCAATTGTCCTTATTGCACAAAGGTCAAGAGTGTGTTAGAATTGACAGAGCAAAAACATGTGGTCTATGTTTTGGGTAGAGATTTTACACGAGAAGAGTTCTATCAAAAATTTGGTGTAGGATCTACATTTCCACAAGTTATTTGTGACGATAGAAATTTAGGAGGTTGCGTTGACACTATCAAATTCCTCAGAGAACAACGAATCATATAAACCTGTAATAAATAAAAATAATATTCATGTAAATCGTGGTGTTGAACTCTTTCTTAATGGGGGTAAAAAGAAGCAAAATCAATTTCATATTATCTTTGATAAGATGGTTTGCTTTTTAAATAGGGAAGTTACCATCCATTTTGAATTTTCTTTTAATCTTAAAAAGAAAAAGGTAGTTCCTAGGAGGAAAAACAATGTTAGCAGTTAGTTTAGTTTTTGGTTCATTTGTAACAGTACTTTTTTTAATTGTAGGACTTATTGGTGGATGGACTGCTAGAGAATACATGATGAACTATCGGGAAGTACCAAGACCTCACCCCGAAATGTTTGATAACCAAGGAAATTTGATTCCTGATGAGGTCATAGCATTTAACTTTGAAAACTATTATGACGACAACGAAGAAAACGACGAGGAAAACTAAAACAGTTACTGTGACGGCAAAATCTTCTACTAATTTGAATCTTCCCAAAAATCCTTTTATGTTTGAGATTCTGGATTTAGTTTCCAGACAAAGATCTAAGGCAAAAAAGATTGAAGTTCTCAAAAAATATGAGGAACTTTGTCTCAAAGGAATTTTGATTTGGAATTATGATGAATCTGTGGTGACTCTTCTTCCGGAAGGTGAAGTTCCTTATGCAGATCCTGAAGAGCAAGTTACCTATAGTGGAACTCTTTCTACAAAAATTGATGAAACAATTCGTAAGTTGCACGAGAATGGTTCATTTTCATTAGGAGCCGGTGATTCTCAAGGTAGAACAACTATTCGTAGAGAATTTAAAAATTTCTATCAATTTGTAAAAGGTGGTAATCCAGGTTTAAATAGTATTCGTCGTGAGACGATGTTTATTAACATTCTTCAAGGTCTTCATCCACTAGAAGCAGAAATCCTATGTTTGGTAAAGGATGGAAATTTAGAAGACAAATATAAAATTACAAAGGAAATTATATCGGAAGCATATTCGGACATTAAATGGGGAGGACGTTCTTAATGGCAAATCAATTGGGTGATGCACCCGTTCGTAAAAAAGATGAAGAAATGGAACAATCAAATACAGATAGTGGAGCAGTTAATCCTCTAAAATATGGTTGTGAAATTATTCTAGAAAAAACAACAATGGAAAAGGTAAAGGATAAATCTTTTCCTACTGATGCTAGAATTGTAAGGTATGTTGAGAATGGTGTGGAACATATAGATCTCACCAGAGGTAAGAAAATGGTGAACATTTTTGATATGTATTATGATAGATACGGAAAAGATTCTGTAAAGGCAATCGACTTTGGATATGGTTCAGTCAATCCAAAGATGTGGGGTTACAAGTCACCCGAAAAGAAAAAGCGGAAGTGAATTCCCAGATATCGGAAAAAAAATTCCGGAAAATTTTTGGTCTGTAGGGTTTTTTAAAAAAATGAGTAAAGGATTTGATATAGATTCTGTCGATATTGAAATGTCGAAAGAAGATATGAAACAATTAATCAAAAAGTACAAAAAATTAAAAAAATATCAAAATTCTAATTTTCATGCGATTCGTAAATTGAATGGTGAGAATACAATTATTGATAAACTAATCGAAGAATCGGAAGATTACAAAATGTAGCACATAATACAAAACTACTTGACTATATAATAGAGAGGGTTTATAATAGACCCATCGTTCATCCCACCATGTGGGACGCAAGTAAGTCGCGGAACGGATCGTTCATCCCATGTTAATAGAAGTACTTCTATCTACAATACTTACATGCCCACAAGCTGATGCTATTATGCTGAAGATTGAGAGGCATAAAAATTTACCAGATATGGTAAAGACTGAATTAGTTGAAACCGTAAAGGACTCAATTAATTTTGAGTGTATGTGGGACGCAAACGACTAAAGGAACGGACCTAAAAATCCAATTACTTTAGGAGTAACAAAATGAACACACTAAACATCATCAAAAGACAAATCGATAAGCAGGCAGCCCTGCACGATGCACAAATCAAAGTCACCAAATATCGTGGCATCCCTTGTAAAGTGCATCAGGCAAATGAGGAAACTCACGGCACTTTCTGCTACCGGGGTCGTACTTACAGCAGATGATCAATATGAGAGAGGTTGAGAAACCTCTCTTTTTTTATACTTATATAAAAAAGAAACAAATGTTAGTGAATTAACACAAACGAGTCTATATAATATAGAATTAAGGCATAATCCTATGAATTGAAATTCATGACTTTGTTATGATCAAAAAAATTAACTTACGGGAGATTAAATGCACGATAGACTATCTCGTAATCAATTAGCAGAATGGAATCATTTTGAAAAAATATCAAATAAGTATAACGAGGAATTAGATTTGATAAATGATTATTTTGACTGCTTAATTGAGTGCGATGACGACCAAGGAACTTGTAAAAGAATCTGTAAAAATTTGCTTAATGTGGGGGGTTGACTACCCTCCTTTTTTTGTGTAAAATGATAAGGTTATATTCTATTTCTTATGGAAAAGGAAAGACTCAAACTAATAGTTAAAAATTTAGAACTATTAGTTGATTCTCTCAAGGCAGAAATATTTTCTGATGAAGAAGCTTATCTTGATAAGAGAGAAAATTTTGATGATCCTCCACACTACTATGGAGATTATGATGAACTTTATGACGATGCTGGTTACTCTGACTAAAAACTTATGACAGTAAAACTTGTTAGTATTACTCCCGATGCGGAGAAGATGATGGCATATGTTGCTCGGGTGAGCAATCCATCAAATCAGGATAATGAAAAATATTCTGGTCTTCTAAAATACTGTATTAAGCACAATCATTGGAGTGTGTTTGAACAGAGTTATATGACTCTAGAGATTGAGACTACAAGAGCGATCGCAGCTCAAATACTGCGCCATCGTAGTTTCACATATCAAGAATTTTCACAACGATATGCAGATTCTTCACTTTTAGGTAACAAAATCAAACTTCCCGAATTGAGAAGACAAGACACCAAAAATCGTCAAAATAGTATTGATGACCTTGATCCATTTATGGTACAAAATCTAGAACTGCAGATGCAGACTCTGTTCGATTCTTCGATGGCACTATATCAACAGATGCTTAATCGTGGTGTGGCAAAGGAATGTGCGAGGAATGTGCTTCCACTTTGTGTAGGCACTAAAATTTACATGACTGGCTCATGCCGTTCATGGATCCATTACATCAATCTGAGGTCCGCAAACGGCACTCAGAAGGAACACATGGATGTCGCACTTGGATGTAAGGAAGTGTTCATAGAGCAGTTTCCTGCCGTTTCTGAGGCACTAGAGTGGATCTAAATACGTTTATATTGAATTCATAACAATGGCAACATATCCTGTAAAGCATAAAGAGACTGGTGAAACGAAAGATGTTGTAATGAGCATTCATGACTGGGATCAGTGGAGAGAAAGCAATCCCGAATGGGAAAGATACTATACCCCTGAGAATGCACCATCCTTTGGTGAAGTTGGTGAATGGAAGGATAAACTTCGTAAGAAGAATCCTGGTTGGAATGATGTATTATCAAAGGTCAAAAAAATGCCCGGTTCATCCATAAACAAAATTTGATATGGCAAGAAGAAAAAGAGCATCTGCCGAACAACCCATTGGGGTTGGATTGACTGCAAAGCAGATGAAGAGGAAAAAACCTCTCAGTCAGGAATATTTGGTCGATATTGAACCACTCTCCGAGAATCAAAAAAGACTTTTTGATTCTTATAAGGATGGAAAGCAAATTGTTGCCTATGGATGTGCAGGAACAGGTAAGACCTTTATTACTCTGTATAATGCATTGATGGATGTTCTCTCTGAGAATACTCCATATGAAAGAATTTATCTTGTTCGTTCTCTTGTGGCAACCAGAGAAATTGGGTTTCTTCCTGGAGATCATGAAGATAAAGCGGATATTTACCAAATTCCTTATAAAAATATGGTAAAATATATGTTCCAGATGCCATCTGATGCTGATTTTGAGATGCTTTATGGTAATCTTAAATCTCAGGATACGATTAAATTTTGGAGTACATCATTTCTTCGTGGAACAACTCTTGACAATTCTATTGTTATTGTTGATGAGTTCCAAAATCTCAACTTTCATGAATTGGATTCTATTATCACTCGTGTTGGTGAAAATACCAAAATTTGTTTTTGTGGTGATGCCAGTCAATCTGATTTAACAAAATCAAATGATAGAAATGGT